ACATTTAATGTAAATGTTTTACTTGCTTCTAAATTCCAACCATATAATTGTCTTACTTGTGAAACAATTGAAGGTTGCATATCAGTAGTTACTACCTGATTTGTATCTACTTCAATTAAATAAGAAGAATCAATAGATGATAAATCAAATGTATTTGCAGATGTTTCTTTTACTAAATTACCATTTTCATTATAAATTCTTATTGCACTAATATTATATGAATTTGGATTTTTTCTTACAATTGATAATTTTGAATATTTTTCTACACCAATTGTTTGTTCTCCTGTTAAATCTACAACACCAACACCATTTTGAGGTTTATCAATGTACAATCTAACACCATCTTGTCCAGTTGTATTTCTTAATTTAACATTAACAAATTCAGCAGTTTGAACTGGCATATTTTCAATTGGAGTTTCTCTTGCAGCTATTTGTGCAAAAGGAACATCTATATTAAAATTGACAGTATTATAAGGTGAATAAAAGTATTCTCTATATGTTCTTTGTCCAGGAGCAACATATGATGGTGGATTGGTAGGAGTAACTGCTTTTAAAGCATCATATGGAGTATTATAAATCGCATTACCGCCAACACTTTGACCTTTTAATTGAGTAATTGCTTGATATGTATCAGTTGGTACACTTGTCAAAGTAGACGTGTTAAGCACTTCCAATGGTATTCCACCTGGATTGTTTTGATTTGGTGTATTCGACAATTGATCTATTGAATCTTGCATTTACTTCTTTTATTTATATAAATACTTTTAACGATAATTCTGAGTATTTAATTCTCTACTTATTACTCCGGTGGTCATTCTATCTCCGTTATCATAAATAGGTCTATATCCACCTCCACTACTATAACCATTACTTCCTCCCAAATCGATTGTAGGAGGTGTTATAAACATTCCGTTCTCATCCAATTCTTTTATCAATACTTCGTTTTGTTGTTCTACTCCGGATTGAACTACAAATGTTTTTTTAGATTTAGTATTATTACTTTCAAATGAAATTGTAACCGGACTTATTAATTGATTTTCAAAAAAGTGAACAATTGCTTTTCCAGTTGAATATGTTACATCATTCCAATGATTACCATTAACTAAAACTCTAACTTCTATTGGAGTATTACTTCCTTCTATAAATGTAGAAAATGTAATATTCACATCTCTAGGTCGTGCGTTTGGGGTTGAATAATCATATCCAGCAGGTTGCCATTGATCAGTTACCCAAGCCCATCTACTACCATCTGAAGATGTATATAATTGTCCAGTATATTGTCCGTTAAATGTTGGTCTCATTATAGAAATTCTTCGTTTTTAATTGGTCTAGGAACTACATCATTATTGTATATGTAATCAGTTTGTTGTAACACAACTCCGCCGCCTCCGCCATTGTTAGTAGGGATAGAAGGTTGTTCATATGGAGATTGATATGGAACATCATAACGAGTTCCCATACCACCTTGTTGGTACATCATTTCTTCTTGCAATCTTCTTAATCTATTTTTTTCGATTGCCTCATTGGTTACTTCGGGTTCATAAATAGAAGATACCATATCGGTAATTACCGGTGTAGGTATTGGTGCAGGTTCTATTACTGTTGGTTTAATAACAGGAACATCCATTACAATAGGAGCAGTAGGAGTTTGTACTACAATTCTTTCCTTTGTAAATCCATCTCTTATTTCTTGAGATGTAGGTGGTTGAATTGTAGCCTTTACTGCTTTAGGGTTAGTATTAGTTACATCTGATTTTATCGTTTGAACAAGTTGTTGTAGTTTATCAATACTATTTTGTGTTAAATAATCTAATTTAACTTCTTCACTTAAAGTTCTTTTAGGAAGATGATAATCAACCGCTTCTTCAAATTTTCTATTTAATAGATTTATAATATCTTTTTTATTATAATATTGAAAATCTACTAAATCGGATAAATACTCACCAAAATTGTTTGAACCAATTGTTGAATTCTTATGAAGAAGAGCATGTCTAACAGCAGTTCTCATTGAATCCAATACTTTTGTAAAAAATATTTCCCAACTATTAAGGTTGAATTCAGAAGCTAATTGATTTATATATGCTTCTGATTTTATTTTCTGAAAAGTATTTTGTAATTCGGATGGGGTTAATCTATTTAAGATTTCATCTATTTCAGCATAAACTTCATCTCCACTAAACTTACCCTCTACAAAACTATTATATGATTGATTCAAATCAATTTTTGTATCAATATCAATTGGATTAGTTTCATCAAAATTATCAAATGGTAATAATCTAAGTTCTAAACGAGTTGGAGATATTTCTTGAACCCACAATTTATCTTTTGGAACTGAACTACCTATTCTATCATTTACAAAATTTAATTGAACTCTAAATATACCGGTATTATATCCAGCTTCTTTAATTAATCTCTTTACATCAATTAAAAATCCACCACCATCTATTAATTTATCAGTTATATTTTCACTTTGTATTAGGTATTCAGAAATTTCTTCTCCCTTAATATATCTTTCTGAACCATAATCTTGTTGTTGTAATAGATTATTGGATGCATCATATAAAACAAATTCTAAGGCATCATTAACACCAATATTAAATGGAGTAGCTTTAAAACCTTTATCAATTAATTCTAAATCTACTAAATTTAATTCGGTAGTTAAGGAAGTTCCCTTATTTACTACATCTGTTATATTTTTAAATCTATCTAAACTCATTATCTAGTTCTATGTTTATCTAATGTTGTACTAAATGAAATAGTTCCGTTTGTAGAAGCAAACGCAAGAGTTCCTTTATATTGTCTTGCACTTCCTCCTCCAAATATTCCTAAAAATCTTTCAGTTGGCCCAGCATCATTAATTATATTTCGATTTGTTCCTAATGTAAATGTAATTTTTTCCTGAGGTTGCAATGTTATAGTAGAAGGAAAACTTAACCAATTAACATTATCATCAACTTGCTGAGAAACTCTTACATTTTGAACATCAACTGAAAAATTAAATAATTCAATTGTAGGCCCATTTACCCATTTACCTCCACCATTTTCGGAAACAATTGAATCATAAAATATATCAGTAGCCGCTACATTTTCTTTTTCTATAATTCTAGCGGTAATATCAGCACCGGATTTAGCACCTTCTGCAATTCTGGCATTTTTACCATTTAATTGTTCGGTTAAACTATCTATTTGTTTTTTAAATGATTCTATTTGTGCATTTTGACCTTCGTTTCTAGCTCTCAAAGATGAATTTTCAATTCCTTCCAATGTCATTCTTTGAGTATTACTTTGCATTGTATCAGTTAATAAACTAAATTGAGTTCTTAGAGTATCTGCACTTGATTCAGCAGTTACTCTTAATAATCTTTCTCCATCTAATTCAATATCCAATGCAGCTGAAATAGCTGTTAATTCCGAAACTTGTGATTGTAAAGCAGATATTTCTAAAGATTGAGTTGTTATAGTACCTCTTGCTAATTCCAAAGAACGGGTTGCCTCATTATACAAAGGTCTAGGTACTAAATCTAAATTTGTTTCAGGTGAATTTGGAATTAATTCAAAAACATTTACATCAATTGCTTTCTTTAACTCATCGGTATTATATACTCTTTTTTTAGAAGGAGCATATACATATCCAGTTTCATCTTCTTTTGCAGTTGCTTCTATGAAAACAGAATTTCTATCTCTTACTGCAAGAGAACCACTATTTTGTAAATCTTTTTTAATCAACTCGAACTCCATTACTTCTTATTTCAAATGTTAAATCATCTTCAAAATAATCTTCAAATCCATCTCTTTCTATCAAAAATAGAAGTTTATACACTCTATTTTTTGGGAAATTAGTAGTATCGAATACAATATAATTTCCTTCTGAATTACAATTTATTTTACTATAAGTAGAAAAATCTATAATTTTCTTCTTTGTAATTTCATCTCTAATAGCGAAATATGAACTTGTTGGAAGATATTTTACATCTAAATAAGAGAATGAATTAGAAAAGGTTTTTATAGGATATTGTTCTCTACCTATTACTTTAATTTTAACCTTACCACCCTCATAATATGCGGGTTTTAATTCTTTACTCTTTACTATTATTGCAGATGCAGTTAATGCACTTAATGAACCGGTTGAAAATGAACCAGAAACATCATCCCATCCTAATTTTAATAGAGGTTGATTTATAGTATTTGTTTCTCTTGAATAGAAATTCATTATACCATAATCTTCCGAAGATGATTCTATTGATTCTAAATGTTTTAATACTAAACCATTATTTGTAGAACCAGTCCAATAGTTGTAAATGTTTTTTACATCCATTTCTACATCTAAACTTTGATATGTAAATGGTTGAGAACTACTTACTGATGATGTTAAGATATATGGTTGAGTATTCCATGATATCCCATCATTTGTAGAAGGTGTATAAACAAATGTCCCAATACCCATATTCCAACTTTCAGTTACAGGATATGCATAAAGAGAAAAACTAACTGGTATTTCTTCAGCTTCAGTTAATTTTAAACACATAGTAGCAGATGAAGCTGTTACATATGTAGGTATATTCGATAAATCAAATTGTATGAATACTCTTGTATCATCTTTTTCTGCAAAACGAGAATAGTGTTTGGATACCGTCAATATTTCATCTAAACCAGTGTTTTTGGTTTTATATAAGGTATAAACTGTTGCATCTTTTGATGCGGTAACAAAATGTATCATTATACTGCTCTTCCTTTAATATCTTTATCAGGAAACTTAACTTCAAAGATAGATGGATCCAATGAAGGATAAATTATCTTATTCTTTGTAGCCCCTTTAATATCATAACTATTTCTAGCATAAGCTCCACCACACTTATTTACAATTTCTACTTTTTGAACCGATGCTACTCCCTCTACCATTGCCAATACTAATTCAATATCAGAAAGATTTATTGTTTGATTAAATTGCCAATTTTCTATTGTAAAGAATGATTTTATTTCTTCAATACATTTTAATAAAACTTCTTTTGTATTAAAGTTTTTATAAACAGTCACATCAAAATTTACACCAATATTGATAACAAATCCATCTATGATATTAACACCATCTGTCAACATTCTATATTCGTTTAGATATGTTTTAAGGTTTTCTTTAACCGCTCTATTAAGAGTAGTTAAGTTTCCATTTGCATCATATCCTAATGTATATAAATTGATAGCGAATGGGTTTACCAATTCTGCACTTTGAGTTGTTTTTTGTACAAAACTTCTTACCTTTTGTTTTATTTCATCGGTTGTTGGTATTTTACCTCCATTTGCCATTGCAGAATTTACTAATCCTTTAGCAATTTCTGCAAATTGAGTTACATTATCAGTTTGGTTTAATATAGCTTCAGGTGAATTTGCATTTAAAGAATTATCACCTATTGCAAATACTTTAGAAACTGAACCATACTTTGTTGGCATTGATAAAGCTCTAACTTGATAATCTTTTCCAGTTACTGCTCTATTTTGAGATGCATAATTAGCTAAAGCAGTTTCTCTGATTTCTTCAATCGTATCTACTCCTCTACCACCTTTTGCAGGAATTTCGTTTTCTACTGCAACTGATTGTTTTGAAAAATTTAAGATAGTTGTATCTAAACCAGTTGTTGTATTAATTAAATCATCATCAAAATTAATATTTGTAATAGTTGTCAAATCTCCTTGAGGAACATTTGAACTTATTCCACCTCCAACTAAATATGTTATTGTTAAAGTAGTATTTGATGGCGATTGTCCATATGTTTTTGTCTTTAAGAAGTTTGTAGGGTCATATGATTCACTCATTCTATCAATTGAATTATTTAATCCTAATCCTACATTTTTAAGATTTGGTATTAATAATTCATCGGAAAGAGAACTATCTCCTCCTCCAAATTGAATAGATGTAGTAAAATCATCATTTGTTCTAACTACAAATCTTCTAGAAGTTTTTAATAATTTTAACAAATATGGAACTGTTGTTGAAAATTGATATAAATCAGCATCATATTGTTCCACATTCGGATAATCTATATAAATGGTTTCTTGTGCCAAATAAGGAACTTCATACCATTTATTACCATTATCATCTACAATACTTTCTATTGAAATTACATCGGTATCAGTTATATTAATATTTTGAAATGATTCGGCACTACCAAAAATCTGATCAATTGTTTTAACATTCGCCGAAATTGCCTGAATCTTTTTCTTTACTAAAAAATAGTCAGGTAAATTAGTGGTAGGGGATACACTATAAACTGTAATCTCTCTATCAGCAGGTTCGTTAAAATCTAATACTTCGGTAGTTCTAAATGTAATATCAGTATTAGAACTTGATCTTACTGATAATCCTTCGTTTATTCTTAATAAATAATTTCTATCAATATTACCACTACTATCAGCTTTACATAATTGATAAACCGATAAAGTTGTTATAGCAGGAGAGGTTGGTTTAGGTCTATATCCTAATAAACCAGCTAATGCAAATACATTTTTTTCCTCACTTGCATATTGAATAAGACTTTCCTTTAACGATGAATCGGTATAATATCCTAAAACATCTCCTATATAAGAAGCCATTTCAATAAACATCATACCAGGTGATGATTCATTAAAATCATTGTATGAGTTTGGGAAATATGTTTTAGCATATTCAATAAGGTTTTCTCTGAATGATTCGAAATCCTTACCTAAGTAGTTTATATCTCTACTATTTCTACCTACTTTTTTATTTGTTACTTTAAATGCCATTATTCAATTACATTAAATGTTACTGTCTCTAAATTTTGTTGTCCCGCAACTGTAAATTTCAACGAAACCGTGAAAAAATATCTATCTCTATCAGTGTTACTCTGGTCGACCAATATTTCTTCTATTGATATAAATGGCATCCATTCTGCAATTGCAGATTCTATGGAAGTTTGGATTTCTAATTCTAAATCATCAGTATTTTGATTAAATAAAGAATTATATAAATCCGTTCCAAATGTTGGGTGCATTAACCTTTCTCCTCTTCTCGTTAAGATAAGATTTTTGATGTTTGATTTAACTTGATCAATAGTTTGAAAGGATTGATTAAAAAATCCATTATTACCCCTTTGTAAAGGAAGGGTAATTCCGATAGCAACTCTATCTTTTTCCGGTAAATCTTTAACCAATTTAGGCCCAACTAATATTGCCATTATCTATTTTTATCTTTACTTGCTTTTAAAACCGCTGCACTTCTAGCAATAGCCTTATCTATTAAATCATTTCCGGTGCTAGGCATTGCCGTTTGTGATGGAGATTGATATCCCATTTGTGGATTACCATAACCAATCATTTCAGGTGTCATAGTTCCCCATTCACCATCAGTTCTACTAAATCCTGGTCTGATAGCAGTTTCATTAAGAATCTGATTTAGAGTTGGATTTTTTACATATTGAGTTTGCTCAACTTCTCTATCTTCCTCTAACATAGCCAATGCTCTATCAAAAGGATTTTCCATCTTTCTTTGATTAGAAATTGGTGCGCTTACATTAGTTTTCTTAATTTCAGCTAAGATTTCTTTCCTAACTTGCTCTTTAATTTCAGCAGTTTGTTTCTTAACTTCTTCTCTAACTACAAGCTGAATAGCTTTAAAAAGTTTGTTCGTGTCCATAATTTTGAATTAATTCTGTGTATAAATATAATAATCAAATAATATACATTTTTATTACCACCTAAGAACCAAATGTTAGGGTTTTAGCTGGATTTGTGGATGCTAATAGGTCAGTCGATGCTTTTGCAGCTAATTGAGTAGCATATTTGTTAGCATTTCCTAAAGCAGTGGTGGTTAAGAATCCAGTTCCGTTTTTATCAATTGGTTTTCCAGCAACTATACTCGTTACTAAGTGTGTAGCCTGTTCTTGAGTTAAATTCTTCGTATCGTAATTCATTTTATTAGCAAAATTATTCAAACTTCGTTTTACAAACCAAGCACTTGCTTCAGCCGCAGCTTGAGAATTGTTTAACAAATCTGGATTTTTTACTAATCTATCATCGCCATATAAAGCCTTAGAACACGCTAAATAGTTTGCTCTACCTGTAATTTGTACGAATCCTCTACCTCTGAATTTGTAGCCATCACCAGGTTCAGTATTTCCTAAACTATTTCCAGGTCTTCCGTACATATAGTTAGCAAATGATTCAGGAGTTGCTTTAATTTTAGCTAATTCAGCATCAGATAAACTACTTACTCTTTTTCCAAATATAGCAGTTAATTGTGCACGATTTTGATTACTATAATTAGTATTTTCAACCAATACTTTACCACCACTTTCTTTTAATGCGTTTGCTTGAATTGCGATTATCAATTGTGGATTATCTATTCCTAATTTTTTCATCGCCTTATCAATTTCCTTCATATTAGCATCAGCACCTGCCACAACACTTGCTCCACCATCACCTGCCATAAGAGGAATACTAGCTTCAGCAGCTTTTATAGCCTCCATTCCTGTAATAGCCAATTCATCTGCATCTATATAAGATTTTCCTAATATATTCTTTATTTGATTTAATATATTAACATCACCTCTAATGAAGCTATCATATTGTAAACCAAAATCGGAAGGATTTGTATCAACCGAAAAACCACTCCATGGTATAAATCCAGTACCTGGAGTACCAACTGGTGGATATAACGAAGTAGTTAATGTATATCCCTGAACTGTTGATAGATGTAAATTTGCAGCGAATATTAATTTATTTAAAAATCCGTCTACATTATCTAACCCTTCATATGTAAAAGGTATAGAAACTTGAATTCCAGGAATAGCCGCTGAATTTAAAGTTATACCAGTATTAGCGGTTGATCCAGGTGCAGGTATTAATGGAGTATTAATTCGTTGTAGAGTGGCTCCTGACCAATATCCAACAAATCCATTTGATATAAGATTTATTAAAGGTAGTTGAACAGGAGAAGTTCGTTGGACAGTAAATGCCATTTTAATGATATTTTCCATCAATGCGGGATTTCCTTGTTCTACCGGATTTCTATTTAATAAATCACCTGCTGGTGGGGATTTTACTGCGTTATCATAAGCAATAGTAATAACACGCGCAACATCTTCTAATGAAGAAGGCCCGTTTTCCATTACTGCTTTAACTCGCAATTTAAAAATATCCCACATTTATATTTGAATTTTTACTGTTGAAGATAATAGCGAATTTAATTTATCAAGCATTTCTTGCAATTCAGTTTCTCTCGTTGGATCCATACCGGCAGTAGGCCCTGCTGGAGTTAATAATCCTCCGTTTTTAAGATTTATAATACACCCAATTAAATCTGCTAATAATTCAATTAACCCATCTCCATCAATTGCAGATCTTAAACGATTACTACCTAAATTTATCTCCCCCGCATTACCGACATGCAAATTAATTTTTTTATCAAATGATTGGATATCAATATCATTTTTTGCATTAATATTAACACCATTATCAGCATCAACTGAAAATATTCCATCGGTTATAACACCATAGTTACCTTTACTCCAAAAAATCATTTCATTTTTTCTAGAAGAAAATACCAATCTATCGGATGTAATAAAACATTGTTCTCCGTTTAAAGTAGGCGGATAACCTTCAAATCCATAATCATCAGCAGAACCTGCAAAAACAATTTTTGCACTTTTATCAGGTCTCATTTTAAAATCAGATCCTCCTAATAAATCCGGTGTTCCAGGTATAAATTTAATACTATTTTTATCCCCACTTGATAATAATATAGTAGAACCATCTCTATTTAAATCCTCTTCAACTGATGAATCTTCCGGCAACACTGAATATTTTGCGGCTTCTTTATTTCTAATTGTAAGAGTTTCTCCTAATTGATTTCCAGAAGTTTTATATCCAGACATTCTTATAGATTGTCCGTGTCTAGATTGAATTATAGTATCGCCCTCATAAACTTTTAATCTATGAGTTTTATTCTTTTTAAAATATTCACCTAAATTACCACCTGCACCACCTATATTTGCTAATGCTCCGGCAACTCCACCTAAAGTTTTAAAACTATCTAATCCCGTTTTTGGTTTAGAAGATGGGCCTTGACCAGATGGAGGTTGTGAGTTATTTATTGTTTTATTAAAGTTGATTCTTCTATACATCGGAATTGTTCCATTATAATGAATATCAACTATTTCAGTAATACATGGTATATCTAAAAATTGTTCATCATATGGATATGCTATGATAGTGCTATTCATATTTCTACCAATAGCTTCCAATTCAACCGCTCCAGGAACTATACTTTTTCCATTTGGTCCGGTAGAAAAATCTAAATAAACTTTTTTAACAATACCAACGGCTACATTATTAGACGCCACATAATTTTTACCATTTCCAGGTAGGTTTACTGGTTCATATGCATCATCTTTAAATAATCCCATTACTTCTTATTATCTAATTTGTTTTGAATTTCTTGTAACTCGGATTCTATATCATCTACTTTTTCTTTCGTAGCCCTTTCCATATCATCTGCTACCATCTTAACCTCTTCTAATAATTGAGCTCTTTCTGCTTCAGTTAAGAAACCATCATCATTACTTCCTTTATTTTCAGCTGCTGTTATTCTTTGAGCAATTGTTGCTAATCGTATAAGTAAATCATCATTTTCTACTGAAAATTTAACTAAATCTTTAATAATAGGTCCAACTTCTGCAATATCTCCTGCATGTCTAATTGATTTTTTGAATTCTTCAATCAAATCACCTATTTTTTGTTTCTTGCTTCTTTGGTTAGTATAAATTTCCTGAAATAAATCAGATAATTTCTTTTCACCAAATAACACAAAATCTGTCGCCGTTTGCTTTGCCATAATAATCTTTATTAATAATAAATACCAAAAACCCAAATATCTAAAGATTGGTAGTCAATATGTTTAAGTTAATTTCTCCTATTGGTTCATTCATATCCAATATTAAATCATTTTTATTATCATATGAATTATCCAAAATATATCTATATATATTTTCTATATTTAGTTTTGTATAATATTCCATTTGGGAATGATTATGCTCTATTATATCGTTTACTTCTTTGGTTAAACTAAATCGTTTAACTTCTTGAGTTGTCATTTTAGAAAATTTCTCAATAATATCCGAATAATCATTTATTGTTTTTTCTACATTATTCACATCTATTTTAAAATTAAATAAATCATTATAAGATTTAAATCCTAAATCCTCTATTATACGAATTTGTTCTTCAGATGATATTAATAATAGGAATGGGATTTTAAATGCAAAATTTCTTAAAGTTTTTTCCGTTAAATGAGAAGAATACCCTTTATTATCTAAACCAAAATCCGCAAATGTATCAATTGTGAATCCAAAGAATGAATTTTTAAAAACTGATTGAAATGTCAATTCACTATCATATCCTATATTTGTATAAACATCATCAGCATCAGAACTTTTTAGTATTTCATTATATTCGGATAATTTATCTATTCTTTTTATATGTTTATCTCCATAGTGAAAATCTCCGTTAGCAGTAACATAACAATGGTTCAAAAATAAATTTCTATTTAGTATGTTTTCCAAAACTAAAGCTCTAGGTTTTCTAATACTATTGTTTATAAAAGAGAATTTTAAAAATCTTTCCTTCATAGGAACGAATCCATATAATCTAGATTTAACAATATGATCAGTTATGGATAATCCTTTATGTAAACAATTAAATTGGTCTAAGAAATGATTAGTAGAATGTAGTAATATGTTTTTACTATCTCCCCCCAATTTTTTATATCTATTTATAAAATCCTTAGCATTACCAAATGATATAGGTTCGGTAAAATTATAATAAACTATCTTTTTTGTCAATAGTGTTGAATTATTTTTACATAAAGATAAAAATTTATTATGTTCGGAAACACCAACGAATAAAAAATCAGCTTCTATATCACTATCAGCCAAACTAAAAAAGGTTTCATCTTTTAAATGAGACCTAGTTAGTATTTCCTTTTCATTTTCATAAAAGTAAAATTTCATATTACACTATTAATAAATTGTGCCATTTCTTCAGCTATTAATTTATACCCTTTTAAATTAGGATGTTGAGTTCCCCTCGTATCCCATCTTTCTTTATGTTCCCAATAACTGGCATCCGTTCTTTGTATTAACCAATCTCTAAATGTTTGAGTTCTATATCCCCAATAATATTTTGGATTAATTAAATCCGTTTTATCATATTCTTTATTTAATCCTATAAACATATCTTCTATACCATCACATAAAATATATTTTATTTTATAATGTGCAAAGAATTGTTCTAAAAATATTATATAATTCTGATTTACCATTGAGTAATATAAATCGGAATATAGATTGGTTAAATAAAATTTCTTATAATCCTCCATAAAGAAATCATAATATCTATTTTCCGTTTG